GCGGGCCGGGTACATTCGGTCATAATCGCAGGCGATACCCTGCAAAGACGCCACCTCCCTCCCGGACGGTGGCGTTTCTCATTCGCCGGGAGACTGGCAAGGGCGGTCGGCCCGGATACCTGCGCCCGTATCGGCGACAAGGCCCATTCCGACAAGCGCGGTGCACCGCGCGACTGGGGCGCGACTCAACGCGCAGACATCACCACACCACATGAGGCGATCTCATGAGTAATGACCGGGACGCCGAAAACGGGCGCTTCCTGCCGGGAAACCGCTTCTGGGAGGCGCGCAGTTCGCACGGCGTCGCGCCGAAGTTCGCGTCTGCGGACGATCTGTGGAGCGCCTGCGTCGAGTATTTCGACTGGAATGCGGAAAACCCGCTCTACGAAATGAAGCCTTTCGCCTATCAGGGCACAGTCGTGCAAGAGGCCGTCGCCAAGATGCGGGCGATGACGATTGGCGGGCTGTGCCTGTTCCTCGACGTGACGGAAGAGGCGTGGCGAGGGTGGCGAACCAGAGGGCATGAGAAGTTCCGGGCCGACTTGGTTGGGGTCATCACGCGAGCCGAGGCGATCATCCGAAAACAGAAATTCGAGGGCGCGTCGGCCGACCTTCTCAACGCCAACATCATCGCCCGCGATCTCGGCCTTGCCGACAGGTCGGAACTGACGGGGCGTGACGGTGGCCCGATCGAGGTCGACGACGTGAAGCTGAGCGACAAGGAACTGGCCCGCCGCGTGGCGTTTCTGCTGGCGCAGGGCATAAAGGATCACGGCGAATGACAAACAACCTCAACCCCGTCCACAACATCTCGAACGAAGTCGAGGCGAAATTCGTCATCGCGGTGGACGATGATCAGACCGAGGCCGTCAACATGGGCGGTCGCGTTCTGACCGGCATCTACATGCCCGACTCGTGGACGACCGCGTCCCTGACATTCCTCGCGTCCCGTGACGGCACGAATTTCGTGCCGATGTTTGACAGCGGCGGCACGGAGGTTGCCATCACGGCGGCGGCGTCGGCTTTCGTCGCGATCAGCCCGACTGCGTGGTTTGGCGCGCTGCGCTATCTCAAGGTGCGCTCCGGCACGTCGGCAAGTCCGGTGGCGCAGGGGGCGGACAGGACGCTGATCCTCGTGCTGGCGGACCCGAGCGGAAAGTGAACCTCCGGGAAGTTCTGGCGGCGGTCGAGGGGCTGCCGCAGGCAAGCCGCATGGAATTGGAGAATCTGGCGGCCGAGCGGTTCGCGCGACGCAAGTTCATTCCGTCGCCGGGGCCGCAGACGGCCGCGTGGTTTTCCAAGGCCGACGTGCTGCTATTCGGCGGCGAGGCGGGTGGCGGCAAGTCCGGCCTGCTCTGCGGTCTGGCATTGGAGGAGCATCATCAGTCGCTGCTGATGCGGCGCAATGGTGTCGATCTCGAGGGCGGCGGCGGGCTCATCGAGGACTTGCTGCGCATTTACGGCTCGCGCGACGGCTTTTCCGGCAAGGCGCCGCCGACGCTGCGGACCCCCGAAGGCCGGATCATCACGTTCGGCGCGGCCAAGGATCACGGCGACGAAATGAAATACCAGGGCCGGGCGCGCGATCTGCTCGGGCTGGATGAGGCAACACAGTTTGGCGAGACGCAGGTGCGCTTCCTCATGGGATGGGTCCGCACCGTGAAGGAGGGCCAACGGACGCGGACGGTGCTGGCGACAAACCCGCCGGTCACGTCCGAAGGCGAGTGGATCGTCGGAATGTTCCGTCCGTGGCTCGATCTGACGCATCCGAATCCGGCCAAGCCGGGAGAGCTGCGGTGGTTCATCACGGTGGCGGATGGCTACGCGTCGAAAGACCTGGAGGTGGATGGCCCGGAACCGGTGCAGCGCGACGGCGATGTGTTCATCCCGACGTCGCGGACGTTCATTCCGTCGCGGCTGACCGACAACCCGTTTATCGAGACGGACGACTACCAGAAGCAGCTCGACGCGCTTCCCGAGCCCTACCGCTCCGCGATCCGCGACGGCAATTTCATGGTCGGGCGGCAGGACGACGCTTTTCAGGTATTTCCGACGGCATGGCTCAGGGAGGCGCAGGCGCGCTGGACGCCCGAGCCGCCGGAACATGCGCCAATGACGGCCATAGCTGCGGACGTGGCGCAGGGCGGGGCGGACAACACGACGCTTTCGGCGCGCTACGACGCGTGGTTTGCGCCGCTGCAGGTGGTGGCGGGGGTGGACACACCGACCGGCAACGAGGTCGCCGGCCTGATCATCGCGGCGCGGCGCAACGGCGCGACGGTCGTGGTCGATATGGGCGGCGGCTATGGTGGCGCGACCTACATGCGCCTCAAGGACAACGCGATATCGCCGCTGGTCGGGCACAAGGGCGCCGAGAAGTCGGTGCGGCGGACGGCGGACCAGCAATTCGGCTTCTTCAACAAGCGGGCCGAGGATGCGTGGCGGCTGCGCGAGGCGCTTGATCCGGCTCAGGACGGCGGTGCGCGGATCGCACTGCCCGACGATCCGGTGCTGATCTCCGACCTGACTGTGCTGCGGTTCGAGATCACGTCATCCGGGATCAAGGTGACGCCGAAGGTCGATGTGATCGCGAAGCTCGGGCGCTCGCCGGATCGTGGCGATGCGGTGATCATGGCCCATGCCTACGGGCCGCGGCTGATGACGCACGGCAACGAGTGGCGCGGCTATGCAGCCCGAAGCCGCCCCGGATCGTCGGTGGCGGTCAACATGGGCCGGGCTTCGGCGCGGCGGAAGCGATAGGGAAGGGCGACACATGAGCGGGCTGTTTTCCAAGCCGAAGATGCCGAAGATCGAGCCGCCGACGCCACTGCCGGATGAAAAGGCCCTGACGGCGGCGCGCAATCGTGTCGTGGCACAGGAGACGCGATCGTCTGGTTCGGCGTCCACGGTGCTGACCGGCGCCGGGCGCGAGACGCTGGGCGCGTAATGCTGCACACCGACGCCAAGTCGCTGAAGGAGCGCGGGGACCGGCTGTTCTCGGCCAAGGCGTCTTTCGACCGGCGCAACCAGGACATTGCCGAGAATTTCTATCCAGAGCGGGCCGACTTCACCGTGGCGCGCGACGTGGGGGATGACTTCGCCGGCCATCTGATGACCGGCTATCCGGTGATGGTGCGGCGCGACCTTGGCAATTCCATCGGCTCGATGCTGCGTCCGAAGGGGCGCAACTGGTTTGCCGTCCGGGCCGACCGCGAAGAGCGCGAGGACCATGAAGCCAAGCTGTGGCTCGAATGGAGCGCCAGCGTCATGCGCCGGGCCATGTACGATCACAGGGCGATGCTGACGCGGGCGACGAAGGAGACGGACCACGACTTCTCTGCTTTCGGCGGCGGCGTCATTTCGGTAGAGGTCAACCGCCGCGACACGGCGCTCCTCTATCGCAACTGGCACCTGCGCGACGTGGCGTGGGAAGAGGACGCCTACGGCCAAATCTGCGGCGTGCATCGGAACTGGAAGCCCACGGTCTCGCAACTCTGCCGGTTCTTCCCCGGCAAGGTCCATGCGAAGGTGACGGAACGGCTTGACAGGGAGCCGAATGAGCGGGTCGCGGTGCGCCATATCGTCGTTCGCGCCGATGAATACGGCACGAAGGCGTGGCGCCAGCCGTGGGTGTCGCTCTATATCGACTGCGACAACGAGCATATCATGGAGGATGTCGGCTCGTGGACGCGGCGCTACGTGATTCCGCGCTGGGCGACGGTCTCCGGCTCGCAATACCCCTTTTCGCCGGCAACCGTGGTGGCGATCCCGGACGCGCGGCTCATTCAGGCAATGACCCTGACGCTGATGGACGCGGGCGAGCGGGCTGCAAACCCGCCGATGATCGGCGTGTCCGAGGCGATCCGCGGCGATCTCAACATCTACGCCGGCGGATTCACGGCGATCGACGCGGAATATGACGAGCGGCTCGGTGAAGTGCTTCGGCCGATGATGCAAGACAAGTCGGGACTGCCCTACGGTTTCGAGATGTCGGATCGCATCGCGGCGCAAATCCGCGAGGCGTTCTACATCAACCAATTGGCGCTTCCGCCGGTCGGTGGCCCGGAAATGACGGCCTATGAGGTTGGGCAACGGGTGCAGGAATACATCCGCCAGGCGCTGCCGCTCTTCGAGCCGATCGAAGAGGACTACAACGCGGCGCTCTGCGACATGACATTCGAGACGCTGTTGCGCGAGGGCGCCTTTGGTGGCGCGGATCGCATCCCCGAAAGCCTGCAAGGCTCGGACGTGCGCTTTGCCTTCGAAAGCCCGCTGGCGAAGGCGGCGGAACGCGAGAAGGGCCAGCAATTCCTCGAGATGAAGGCGATGATCGCGCAAGCCGTCGAAGTCGATCCGGCCGCGCAATATACGGTGGACTTCGGTGTGGCGCTTCGGGATGCGCTGTCAGGCTCCGGCACGCCGCAGGCATGGATGCGCAGCGAGGATGCGGTTGCCGCGGCGATGGATCGTGACGCTCAGGCACAGGAGGCCTCGCGGGCGCTGGCCGGGATGCAACAGGGTGCCGATGTTGCCCAGAAGCTCGGCGTGGCAGCCAAGGCGTTCGCAGCATGAAACCGCGCGATCCGGCATGGAAGCCGGTGGACTACAGCGAGGCAGTCGTGCTGGCGTTCAAGTCGCTGGCGACGGGAACCGCCAACGATATTCAACAGAAGCTGGCGCTGGACTGGCTGATCACGACGGCCGCCGGCACCTATGAGCTTTCCTTCAGGTCGGACGGCGACGGGGGCGAGAGAGAGACGGCATTCGGAGAGGGTCGGCGCTTCGTCGGACTTCAGGTCGTCAAGATGGTCAACCTGCCGCCGCGACTGGTGGCTGAAATGAGGAAGCAGAATGCCCGATGACGTGATCGACGCGCCGCTTGATGGCGGAAACCCGTCGGATGCACCGAAGAGTGAGCCTGCCGCACCTGCCGATGGTGCCGCACCGGCGGGTGCTGGCAAGTCGCTGGCGGATGGTGGCGGTGGCGACAAGCCAGCCGCTGCGCCGGCCGACTGGCCCGCCGACTGGCGCACCCGCATGGCCGGCGACGACAAGGACGCGATGAAGTCGCTCGACCGCTACAAGTCGCCGCTGGACGTGGCCAAGGCGCTGCGCGAGGCGCAGAAGAAGATATCGGTAGGCCCGACGCAACCATCGCTGGCGAAGGACGCAAGCCCGGAGGACGTGGCGGCTTACCGCAAGCAGATCGGCGTGCCGGAAAAGGCCGATGGCTACCTTGAAAGCCTGCCGAACGGGCTGGTGATTGGCGAGGCTGACAAGGAAATTGCCGGATCGTTCCTCGAATCGGCCCATGCCGCGAACATGCCGCCGGCCTTCGTCGGCGCGGCGCTCGACTGGTATTACAAGACCGAAGAGGCGAAGGTCGCCGCCGCGGCGCAGTCGGACAAGGAATTTCGCGTCGCGGCAGAGGATGAGTTGCGCGGCGAGTTCGGCGGCGACTACCGCATGACGCTCAATTCCGTGAAGAACTTCCTCGACGCAGCGCCGGTCGTCGGCAAGGACGAGTCCGGCGCTGATGTGACGCTCGGAGACATGCTTCGCGGTGCGCGCACACCGGACGGCCGGTTACTCGGCGACAACCCGGCGTTCCTGCGCTGGATGGCGGACATGGCCAACCGGGAAAACCCGGCCGGCTTCGTGGCCCCCGCGGGCAGCGGCTCGCAGGCGGACAGCGTGGCCGAGGAGGTCGCCAAGATCGAGAAGTACATGCGCGAGGATCGCGCCTCCTACAACAAGGACGCGAAGGCACAAGAACGCCTTCGCACACTCTACGATGCCCAGGAGAAACTGGCATCGCGCTGATGGACACCCCGGCAACGGCCCCGTCGAAACCAAAGACAGACAGCACGAAAGACAACGCCCCGCACGGGCGGCGGATACCCTCGCAAGAGCCCGCCGGCCGTTCGGACACCCTGCGTCGGATGTGCCTCTCCTTCAACCCATGAGGTAATCCAATGGCAGACACTGCTTTCCAGAAGCAGTACCGGCAGGAAATGATCGCTGTTTTCGAGCAGCATCAATCGCTCCTGCGCGATACTGTGACGACTGAAGTCGTCATCAAGGGCAATCAGGCCGAGTTCCTGGTCGCTGGCTCCGGCGGCGAAGCCACCACGCGCGGCGTGAATGGTCTGATCCCGGCCGGCATCACCGACAGCACGCAATACACGGCGACGCTGGTCGAGTGGCATCGGCTTGTCGAAAAGACCGGGTTCAACATCTTCGCGTCTCAGGGCAACCAGCGCGAGCTGATGCAACGCGACGCGATGGCGGTGATCAACCGCAAGATTGACGCGGACATCATCACCGAACTCAACACCGGCACGGTCAATACCGGCACCGCGTCGCCGGCGTCCGAAGACCTGGCGATCCGTTCGCTCACGATCCTTCAGAATGCCGATGTGCCGTGGGACAACAGCGTGTTCGCTGTCGTCACTCCGGCGTTCAACGGCTACCTGCTCAAGGTCAAGAGCTACGCCAGCGCCGACTACGTGGACCTGAAGCCTGTCACGGCCAACGCGAGCGCGTGGTCGGATCGGCCGAAGGTGCGCCAGTGGCTCGGCGTCAACTGGATCGTTCACCCGAACCTTCCGGGAAAGGGCACCAATGCTGAAAAGTGCTTCATGTTCCATAAGTCTGCGATCGGCCATGCCGTCAACTCCGGCGGGCTCATGTCGCCGGTTGGCTACGACCAGAAGCAGGACGTGTCGTGGGCGCGGTGCTCGGTCTACATGGGCAGCCAAATCCTGCAAAACAGCGGTATCGTCGTGATGAACCACGACGGTTCCGCCTTCGTTCCGGCCTAAGGAGGGCTGACACATGGCTTACTCGGCTTCAAACCCCCCGGCCCTGATCTCGTCCGGGGTCGGTGGTCGCGGTCAAGTGTGGATGTACAAGTCGGCGGACCCTGAAACGGCGTTTGATGACACCGACTACATCACCAATGCCCGCGACCTTGGCATGGCGACCGGCGACTTCGTGCATGTGATCGACACGACCAACGGCCTCGCCACCATGGCGCAGGTCACGGTCGACGTTGACGGCAACGGCACCCTGACGGCCCTGACCGCCATCACCTGACGGCGGCGCGCGGCAGGGCTGCGACGGCCCTGCCGCATCATCTTCAGCAACGGAGGCCGCTATGGCTTACAACACCGCTTACCCGCCGCGGCTTCTGGCTTCGGCGGACGACGGGGCCACCCCGGCCCTCTGGGCCTTTGCCACGACCGACGCGCTTTCGGTCGTGCTCGGGGCCGGCTACATCTCCAATGCGCAGAACGTTGGGCTTCGGGTCGGCGATGCTGTCGTGATCTCGGAAACCGACAACGGCTATGCCACGGCGTTGCTCACGGTGTCGTCAATGGCGGCTGGCGCGGCCACGCTCTCGGCCTCGCAGAAGGCAGGCGCGGCCGGGGTCGGCATCACCGGCGGGACCGGCACGGTCATGAAGTCGTCCGTCGTGCCGAAGGGCGACTATATCGAAACAACGCTGATCTTCGACCTGACTGGCCTCAATTCCGGCGGCACGTCCGGGGACATCATCGGCACCAATGGCGCTGGTGTGGCCTATGTCACGCAGATCACGGATGCGCGGAACGGCGCCATCTTTGCCGGCCGTATGGTGTGTCTTGAGGCTCCGGCCGGTGGAGATGCCGACTTCGATCTCTATTCGGCCGCTGCGGGAACCGGGGTTGAGGATGTGGCGATCTCGACGCTTTCGGGAACGCAGATCATCAACGCCGGAACGCAGTCGCTCGGCACAACGTCCTTCTTCGCCAACATGCCGGCGGCTGGTGCGTTCCTCTACCTTGTGGGGCAGGGCACGGCCAACGCGACCTACACGGCGGGCAAGTTCGCCATCACGATGTGGGGCTACTGATATGAGGCGGGGCTGTCATGGCCCCGCATCCCTCCCTCCTTCTTCATGAGGTTTTTCCATGACCGACGCAGTGAAGTCGCCGGCCCGCCAGGTGCAGCGGCCGATGCAACTCAACCTTGAAGCGCACTACACGCAGCGCTATGCGATCTTCGTCCCGGCGACGACGACGATGGACGACGTGCTGCAACCGGGATGGTGGGCGCATGTTGCCAAGAAACTTCGTCCGTGTGACGAGGTGAAGATCATCCCGGAGGATATGGCGTGGCGCGCGGTTGTATTCGTGCGCGCGGTCGGCCGGGTGGAAGCGATCGTGCAGATGATCGAGTTCACCGAAATCGGTGGCCATGAAGCCATCGCTGCGGCCGACGCGCCCTACTATGCCAAGTACGGATCGCCGTCCGTCATGTTCCGCGTCCATCGCAGGGACAACAACGAAGTGGTCAAGGATCACTTCCAGACTCGGGAACAAGCGGAACGCTGGATTGTGAACCACGTGAAAGCTGCGGCCTGACATGGCGATCACCAACAGCGACCGGCTGGATGTCTACAACGGGGCGCTGCGGCGCCTTGGTTCGCGCCGGCTGGCCTCGCTTACGGAAAACCGCGAGCCGCGGCGGGTGCTGGATGGCATCTGGAACAATGGCGCGCTGGTCAACTACGCGCTTGAGCGCGGCGAGTGGAACTTTGCCATTCGATCGGTGCAGGGTGCCTACAACGCGAGCATTACGCCCGGCTTCGGGTTTCGCCGGGCATTTGACAAGCCGGACGACTTCCGGCGCCTGGCCGGACTGTCGGCGGACGAATATTTCCGCCGCCCGCTCACGGCCGAGGAATACACCGACGAAGGCGGATACTGGCTGTCTGACAACGACACGATCTTCATCCGCTATGTGTCGTCGCATGGCAGCTACGGCCATGACTCGTCGCGGTGGACGGAGAGCTTCCGCTACTATCTCGAGACATGCATGGCGCTTGAGGCGTGCGAGCGCATCACCAACTCGGACACCAAGCTGCAACTGATCGAGCGGGATCAGCGCAAATACCTGACGCAGGCGAAGTCGACGGATGCCATGCAGGAAGGTGTCAAGTTTCGTCCGGTCGGTGCGTGGGCGTCGTCTCGCGGCGGCAACTATGATCGCGGGTCGCGGATCAGATGAAGACGCGCGACATTCTCGCCACGTTCAACCGCGGCCTCATCGGCCGGATGGCGGTGGCGCGTGTCGATGTGGAGCGGGTGCGTCTCTCGGCCGAGGAACAGACGAACTGGTTGCCGCGGGTACTTGGTCCCATGTCGCTGCGGCCTGGCATGAAGAAGCACGGACCCGGCGCCACGGTTGGCGGTGACGGCTCCTACATCCCCTTCGTGTTCTCGCGCGACGATACCGCCATTCTGGAACTGTCGTCCTTCGGGATGCGGATATGGGACGATGGGGACACGCGGGTCAGTCGCGCGACGGTCTCCGCGACGATCGCCAACGGCGCATTCGACAGCGATTTGTCTGGGTGGACATCGGCGGATGAGGCTGGCGCGTCGTCGATATGGTCGGCCGGCGGCTACATGCGGCTCCTTGGCACCGGGTTCGCCGCGGCGCGCCGCCGTCAGGCGATCGCCATCACCGAAACAACGACGGTGCACGGGCTGAGGATCGTCATCGACCGCGGCCCGGTCGTGTTGCGGATCGGGTCGACGGCCGGCGCGGATGACGTGTTCCGGCAGATCGTCCTGCGCACCGGCGTCCACAGCATCGCCGTCGATCCTTCCGGCAACGCGACGATCCACGTCGAGTGCTCCTCTGTCCTTAAATACCCGGTGCTGGTGGACAGCATTGCCATCGAGTCCGGCGTTGTCACGCTTCCGACGCCATGGCCGACGGCTGCCGACAACAAGACTCTGCGGTGGCGTCAGAGCGGGGACGTGATCTTCGTGGCGTCCAATGTCCAGCAAAGGCGTATCGAGCGGCGCGACAACAATTCGTGGTCGTTGGTGCTCTACGAGGCGAACGACGGGCCGTTTCTTGTCGAGAACGTCGATAGCGTTTCGATCACGCCGTCGGCCATTGCCGGCGCGATCACCCTGACGGCAACGCAGCCGCTGTTTCGGC